ACTTTTAGCTTATTTACAGAACCTTTAAAATATTTCCCTGGGGGAGATGATCCAGAGGTTGGAAAAGAGTTATCTAAATATATTAAGAAATATACTCCTGGCAGCTCATTATGGTATCTTAGAGCAGCTTGGGAGAGAATTATAGTGGATACCTTGCAATCTCTAATAGACCCAGGGTTTGACAAGAGAAACGCAAATACTGTTAAAAGATACCAAAAAAAAGAGGGAAGAGATTATTGGTGGTATCCTGGGGAGACTTTGCCGTCTAAAACTCCAGAAATTTCCCAATAATAGTTATAGACAGAATTGACTAAATAATTTAAGAGAAAAAATATAGTGGGTGTACCACGCCTACAAAAATTCAAATAATAAACTTATGACAGTAACAACAACAACAATTAAAAACAGTTATAGCGGTAACGGATCCACAACAGCTTTTGCCTATACCTTTCCTATCAATGCAACAGATGAAATAACAGTTATTGAACGATCAGCTACAGGAACAGAAACAGTTAAATCTGAAGGCTCTGGATCAACAAACTATGGTATTTCAGACAATGGAGCTAGTGGCGGAACAGTAACAATGGTTACAGCTCCCGCAAGTGGAACAACTTTAGTTATTAGACGTAATACAAATCTTACCCAAGAAACAGATTATGTAGCAAACGATCCATTCCCAGCTGAAACGCATGAAGATGCTTTAGATAAACTTAATATGCAGACCCAAGAGCTGCAAGAAGAATTAGATAGATCTTTTAAAGTTTCAAGAACCAATACCATTACCTCAGCTGAATTTACAACTTCTGCAACAGACCGAGCTTCTAAAACTTTAGGATTTGATAGTGATGGAAATTTAACCACAGTAAGTGATTTCTTACCAGCGGGTGGAGATGCAGCACAATTTACTTATTCAACAACAACGACAGACAGCGACCCAGGTTCGGGTAAAATCCGTTTTAACAACGCAACGCTTTCTTCAGCTACGATTGCTTATGTGGATGATGCTGAACAAAACGGAACAGATATATCTGCATGGGTACAGAGTTTTGATGATGTAACAGGTAATGCGACTAACAGAGGAAGAATTAGATTAACTAAATCAAATACTTTAGATGTTTGGCACGTTTGGAAAATTTCTGGAGCGGTTACAGATGCCTCTGGTTATACTAAATTAGCTTTAACTTACATTGATGGTTCTGGATCTTTAGCGGATGAAGATAAGGTATTTTTATCTTTTGTTCCTAGTGGTGAAGATGGAGCCATACCAGGTTATTATTATAAATTTGATACAGGCACATCTGACGCAGACCCAGGATCTGGAGAGATAGCTTTTAATAACGGAACTTACGCATCTGCTACAGAAATTTATATTGATGATGCTGATGCTAATGGAGCAACAACACAAGTTGATACTGCAACTTGGGGATCTTCAACATCAACTATTAAGGGATTTTTACATATCGTTGATATTAACGATAGTACGACTTATGCAAGATTTAAAATTACTGCTGCTGTTAGTGATGAAAGCGGCTACAATAAAATTACAGTTGCTCATTTAGCATCTAATAATACTTTTTCAGCAGCCGATGAATTATCAGTTCACTTTACAAGAACTGGTTTAAAAGGCGATACTGGTTCAACTGGAAGTTTAGGAAATCAAGGTGTAGCTGGTTTGGCTATGACTTGGGAAACTACAACGACAGATGCGGATCAAGGAGCTGGAAAAATTTCAGCAAACAATGGCACGATTTCTAGTGCTACTGTTTTATATCTTGATGATGTAGATGACGCTGGAGCAGATATTTCTACTTTTGTTCAATCTTGGGATGATGCTTCAAATTCTGTTGCTAGAGGTTTTGTTAGAATTGAAAAAGAAGGAACAGCATCTACATTTGCATTATTCAAAGTAAGCGGTAGCGTAACGGATGCTTCAGGATATAGTAAGGTTGCCGTTACTCATATCGTAAGTAGTGGAACTTTATCTGATGGCGATGGAGTAGGAGTTCACTTTACTCAATCAGGTGCTGATGGTAGTGGAGATATGTCGGATGTGGTTGATGATACTTCTCCTCAACTTGGTGGAGATTTAGATATTAATGGAAACGATATTACTTCAGCATCAAACGCTGATGTAGATATAAATCCGCATGGAACAGGAAATGTAGTTCTTAAAACCGATTTAGTTAGTGTTGGTGGAGGATCAGAAATTGGTCATGTATCATCTAATGGTGCTTATGATTTAAAACTTGATACCAATTCAAGCACAAACTCAGGTTCAATTGTAATAACTGATGGAGCAAATGGCAATATAGATATTACTACAAATGGAACTGGAGCAATTAAATTTAATGATATGGCTTATATTCCTCAACAAGCAATAACTTCAACATCGAACGCAGTTGCCTGGGATGCTCAAGCTAAACCAAATGCTTATCATATAACAACTGAAAATACGACTTTATCTGCACCAAGTAATGCAGTTGAAGGTGCTTTTATTTGTATAGAAATTAATTTTAACGGAAGTCATACTTTTTCGTGGAACGCAATATTTAATTTTGCCGCTGATACTGCTCCTACGACAACAGATACAGATGCGAAAACTGACATTTTTGTATTCAGATACAATGGAGCTATTTGGCAAGAAGTAGGTAGAACTTTAAACATACCAGAAAGTTAATAGGAGATAATATGTGGGGATTAGTAGAATCAGGATCAATTACAAAATTTATAAACAATCCAAAAGCGTTAGTTATTGGAGATGTTCGTCATTCAAGAAACATATTTTCTTCTAGATGGACTAATGCAGAAAGAGAAGCTATTGGAATTTATGAAGTAGAATTTGATAATTCTAATAAAAAGGATGAGCAATGGTATATCAATACTAATCAATCCTTTGCTTTTGCTGGTGGAAAAATTACAGCAAGTTATGGTTCAGCAACACCTAAAGCTCATGCCGATACTTTATTTACAGCACAAGATGAAACTGATGGTTTAGGTACTGAAGGTGAAGTTAAAACTAGAGGATTAAAATATAATTTAATTCAAAATATTAAAAGACAAGCTGCTGGAATATTACAAGATACAGATTGGTACATAACTAGAAAAGCAGATGCTGGAACAGCAGTACCATCGGCTATTACAACTCATAGAGCAGCAGTAAGAACTAAAGCTGCTGAAATGGAAACAGCAATTACAAATGCAAGTGATACACCAGCTCTTGAAACTTTATATACTTATACGAAACAAGAGGATGGTTCGGTTACTAGACCATTAGGTGAGCTGCCAAGATTGGAAAGTTAATGCCTTTACCAACAATACCATCAGGAAACGTAGCATCAGCAACAGCAGGTGGATTTGAAGTAGCCAATTCCTGTCGGTTTAATTATCCAGATGATCCATATATGTCAAAAACACCATCTTCACCTGGAAGCCAATATATCTCAACATTTTCAGCTTGGATAAAAAAAGTATCTACTGGTCGTTATTCAGGAATTTTTACATCTGTTTATGAAACAGGTGAATTTTTTGAAATAAATTTTGAAAGCGGTGCTGATAGTTTAGAGGTAAGAAGTAAATATAGTGGCAGTTATGTTTTAAGAAAAATTACAAGTAGAGTTTTTCGTGATCCATCGGCTTGGTATCATATATGCGTAATTATTGACACAACAGATGGAGCTGCTGAAGATAGATGTAAAATTTATGTTAATGGAGTAAGAGAAACTTCTTTTTCTACAAACACTAATCCAGGAAGTAGTCAAAATTTAGGATTAAACGCTACCAGCTATGAGCATAGAGTAGGCAGAGATGAATGGTCTACACCAGCTTATTTTGATGGTTATATGGCAGAAGTTCATTGGATTGATGGAACAGCAAAAGCTGTAACGGATTTTGGTGAGTTTGATGATGATAGTCCAACAATATGGAAACCAAAAGAATATACTGGTGGCAGCTATGGAACTAACGGATTTTATTTAGACTTTGCTGATAGTGGAAATTTAGGAGATGATGAAAGTGGTAATACACTTGATTTAGCAGAAAGTAATCTAGCCGCAGTAGATCAAGCAACCGATACACCAACGAATAATTTTGCAACAATGAATCCACTTGATAATTATATTCAAAATCAAACTTTTGCAGAAGGAAATTTACAAACATTAAGTGATAATCCATCTCCAGCTACATCAACTATTGGAATGACAGCAGGAAAATGGTGGATTGAAGCTAAGGCAGTATCAACATCAGGTTCAGGTTCTGATTATCAGATTGGTATAATTTCAAACCAAGTAATAGCCACAGAAGACCTCGGACATTATTCAAATAATTATGCTTATTACTATGATGGTAATAGCAAAACTGGTAATAGTAGCAGTTCTTATGGCGATTCTTATACTCATGGAGATATTATTGGAATAGCTGTAAATCTTGATGATAATGAATTAAAATTTTATAAAAATGGAACAGTACAAAATAGTGGAACTGCAATCTCTATAACTGCACCAGCAAGTACATCATTAGGTGCTTATTTTTTTGCACTTGGTGCTGATGCTAATGCTAATAAATATACGTGGTATATAAATTTTGGTAATCCAATTTGGAGTTTATCTTCTGCTGTAGCAGATGAAAATGGTTATGGATCGTTTGAGTACGCACCACCATCAGGATTTCTTGCTCTTTGCACAAAAAATTTAGGTTCAGACGGAGGTTAAATGGCAGCTTATACAACAATAGACGATCCTGGTTTGCACATGAAAGTTAAATTGTACACTGGTACAGGAAGTTCTAATGCTATAACAGGTATTGGATTCCAGCCTGATTTAATTTGGACAGCTACTAGAAATGAAGCTGAAATTCATCCTATGAATGATAGTGTAAATGGAATAAATAATTATTTAAGAAGTAATGCTCATGATACTTTAGAAACTGCAGGTTCTAATATAACAGCTCAAGGTTCAGATGGTTATACTGTAGGAACTGAAAATAGATTTAATCAAAGCTCAAATAGTTTTGTATCATGGAATTGGAAAGCTAATGGTTCAGGTTCTGCAAATACAACTGGAAGTGAAGATAGTACAGTATCAGCAAATACTACATCTGGTTTTTCTATTGTAAAATATACAAATCCATCATCAGGTTCACCATTTACAGTTGGACATGGATTGGGGTCTCCACCAAAAATGGTCATGATAAAAAATTTATCTGCTAGTCAAACTTGGGGTGTTTGGCATACAGGAATAGATACTGGAAAATATTTACGATTAGATGATAGTGCGGCTGAAGCATCTGCAAATTTAGTTACTGCAACTTCTTCCACAACATTTTCTACTTATCAAGACCATCACTCAACTGGTAATGAATTAATAGCTTATTGCTGGGCACCAATACAAGGCTTCAGCAAGTTTGGAAAATACACAGGAAATGGAAGTGCTACCGATGGAACATATATTCATCTCGGTTTTCGTGCCGCTTGGTTTATGATGAAAAGAACTACTAGCGGATATAGTTGGGCTATAAAAGATAATAAAAGAAGTACTTACAATGAAGTAACTACAGAACTGTATGCTGATTCAAATGATGCAGATACAGCTGGAGGTGCACTAGATTTTTTGTCTAATGGGATCAAACTTAAAAATAGTAGCGGAACATGGAATGGTTCAGGCGTATCATACATTTACATGGCTTTCGCAGAAGCACCTTTCGTAAATTCAAATGGAGTACCTTGTAACGCTAGGTAAATAATTAATTAAACATTAACAATAGAGGGTTAGACTATGAAAATAGCACTTGCTATGATTTTATGTTCAACTCTCTATAAAGAGTGTCTCGAACCATTCACAATGCCAGAAAGATTTAATACTCGCTATGATTGCTTGTTAGCTGGCTACGAGGAAAGTCAAAAGAAACTAAAAGAAATAGGAAGAGAAGATATTAACAAATATCAAACGATTATTAAGTTTGTTTGTTATGACATAAGGGAAAAACCAAATGCCTAAAAGAAAGAAAAAGAAAATTTCATCTACAGAAAGTTCTAATGCAATCAAAATTTCATACCACGAAAAGGTATGCCAAGAGCGTATGAAAACTATTTTTAAAGTTTTAGATGAAATGAGGTTAGATATAAGAAGCCTTAAAGACGATATGTCAAGGGGTAAGGGAGCTGCTGCAATTATAATGCTAATTGGAGGTTTGCTTGGCTCGGTCTTTTACTTCTTCACGAAATAGAAAAACCGCATCTGTTGGTTTAAGTAATGAACTATTGGCACAAGCTAAGTTTGCCAAGGATCCAGACTTAATTGTCTTTATTCCTGTTGGCGGTACTGGACCCATAGATATTTTAACTCTCAACACTAAGACTAAGGAGATTAAAACTTATGATGTTAAAACTAGAAACTACCGAAGTAATGGATGGAAAATTGGCAGAGGTAGAACTGAGGAACAAAAAAAACTAGGTGTTAAAATTTTTCATTTTGACCCGAATAAGGATTTATAATTTATGGATGATGTTAAGGAAAGAATTAAAGAACATGAAGGTTTTAGGGATACTATGTATTCCGATAGCCTTGGTTTCGCTACTATTGGTTATGGTCATCTTGTACTACCCACCGATCATTTTGTGGAGGGTCAGCCGTATCCTAAAGAACAGCTTGAAGATCTTTTTGAATTGGATTTCAACCAAGCTTTACAATCTGCGGATGATCTACTTCAAGAAATAGAAAGCAATCATATTATTAGAGGTGTGATTTGTGAGATGTGTTTCCAATTAGGTAAGCCAAGAGTTATGAAGTTTAAAAAAATGTGGCAAGCTTTAAGAGATAGTGATTATGAAGAAGCAGCCAATCAAATGATTGATAGTGCCTGGCATAAACAGACGACTTCAAGATGTGAAGGTTTAGCAAGCGTCATGAGAGGATGTAATAAATGATACAGTTTTTAAGTATATTAAAAAACCCATTAACTAAAATGGTTTTTAATAAAGCAAGTGAACACTTTAAACATAAAGCTGAAAAGCAAAAAGTAATTAGAGCTGCTGAAATAGAGGCAGCTAAGGATGTTGATATAACTAGAATTAAAAGTCAGAACAACACGATAAAAGATGAGGTGTTAATGTTTTGGCTTATAGGAATGTTAACTACTGGCTGGTTCCCAGCTACAAGAGAAAACTTTAGAGAATGGGTAGGTATAATAAACGATTTACCAGATAGCGTATGGTACTTGGTTATTATTGTTTTTACTGCCAGCTTTGGTTCTAAAGTTTCTGACAAACTAATGAACAGGAAGAAAAAATAATGCCAATAACTAAATCAGATTTTGATCCTAATTGCTTTGGTTCACAATACGATGATGCTCCAGAATCTTTACACTTTCAGTTTGAAGGTGTGAGATGTC